GTTGTTGTACTACCTGCTACAGTGTATATAACATCTGCTGACGTTACTCCTGCCTTTGTCACCACTTTAAATGTATTTGCCATACTATATTCTCCTTATCCTAATGCAATGGCTAGTGCTGTGGCTTCGTTAGCTATTACTGTATTTAAGGCTGTGCCGTTTACAGTTATTGCGTCTGCTTCAAGTGTACCGTCAATGTCGGCATCACCTGATATATCAAGTGTGGCAGCGTCTAGTTCGCCACTGATAGTAATATTTCTACCACCACTGATGTCTTTGTTTGAGTCTGTTATGATAGCTTTACTGGCTATTACTGTTCCGTTTGTAATGCCATCTATCAAGTTAATATCTGCAGCACTTGCTGTAATAGAAGTACCACCTATCTGTAATGTAGTAGCATTTACTTCACCTGAACTACCGTATATTACAGCTTTACTATTTACTATTGTACCTGCTGATGAGCCATCTGTCAAGTTTAATTCTGCAGCAGTTGCATCTACAGCTGCTAATTTTGTAAAGTCAGCCTGTACTAATCCTGATACACCGTCTAGTAAGTTTAACTCTGTTGCTGTAGCTGTTAATGCTACATCTTCATTTATCTTTGGTGAGGTTAATGTCTTGTTTGTAAGTGTAGCAGTAGACGCTGTTGATACTAGGTCAACGTCACCACCTGTGCTTGGCAGTGTTAGTGTGTTAGATGCACTCTCTGAGTGAGGTGCAGCCTGTAGTGTTTGTGCGTGAGCATTACCTGATTCACAGTAAAATTTTATTTGTGACCTTGAGCCTGAGTTCTTTAGGTCAATCAATCCACTCTGTATATCTACATTACCGTCTAGTCTTACTACACCACTACCATTTGGTGTTAAAGCAATATTACCATTTGATGTAGATACAATGCCATTACCATTTACATCTAAGTCACCACCTAATTGTGGAGATGTATCTGCCACAACGTCTGTGATACCACCAAGAGCAGAAGATATAGACGCTAGTGTTGTCTTTCTTAACGCACTAGCAGACGCATCATGTATAAGTATAACGTCATTAGATGTATCAAGAGATGTCTCAGCAGTCTGTCCTGTTATAACATTTGCATTTAGCATAGCAGTTTCAACAGCACCACTTGCTATTGTCACTGCACCGTCTGATGCTATAGTTACGTCACCTGATACAGCTACAGGGTTAAAGTTAGTTCCGTCAGCAACCATGATGTGACCACTGGTGTTTGTACCCATAGTGAGGTCATCACCACTGATTGTTAAGTCACCTGCTATTGTGGCATTTGCACCACTGAATGTCAGGGCTGTGGTTGTGCCTGACTTAATTACTAAGTTGCCTGATGAGTTTTCTAGTGAGCCAAAAGTAGCAGAAGCATCTTGTAGAGAAACAATACCGTCATCTGTGTTTAGTATTATGTCTCCTGCAACGTCTAGTGTGAAGTCACCAGAAGACAAGTCTAACTCTGTGCCATTTAATGTAAAGTTATCTACTACAAGTGAGCCACCTGTAATAGCTCCTGTTGTAGTGATTGTAGAAGAGCCTGTGTCTATTGTGCCAAAACCAGAAGTGATGCTACCTGCGTTTAATGCACCTACAGTTGTTACGTTTGATAAAGTATCTAATGCTGATTCAAAGTAAGTCTCAAAGTCTGTGAGGGCTACCTGCTTCATAGTTCCTGCATCATTGACCACTACTCTGTCAGCATCTGCTAGTGTGGTAGAAGTAGCTGTAGTATCTCCATCAATGATATTAAGCTCTGCAGCTGTAGCTGATATGGCTGTACCGTTAAAGTCAATAGCATCTAAGTAGGCAGTGCCATTAATGTATATGTCTTTCCACTGCTTGCTAGAAGAACCAAGGTCATGTGTATTGTCATCATCAGGTATAATGTCAGAGTCTACTTCACCACCAAACACGATGTTGTCTGTATCTGCATCGCCTAGTGTAAGTGTGCCACCATTGAATGTAGTTGTGCCTGTTACAGTAAGGTTGCCACCTATACCTAAGTTACCTGAGATGTCAGCATTACCGTTGATGTCAATAGTAGTTGCAGCTATCTGTACCTCTGTGTCAGCTACAATGTCAAGCTGTCCATCAGTGCTAGAGTTAAGATATATAGCTGTATCACGGAACTGTAGCTTTTCTGTGGACGCTACAAGTATATCATCAGAGAACTCAAAGTAGTCTTCATCTTCCATCCACTTGAGTACACCGTCATTTGTCTCACCATCAAAGGTTACAGTAATGTCTGTACCTGCAGTGCCATCTCCTAATGTAAGAGATGTACCAAGCATCTTAGTTATAGGACCACCTTCGGCTGTAGTACCGTCATGTGTGTGTCCTGTTGATGCGGCAAAGGCTGCTAATAACTGATTAAATTCGTCATTAGTGTGGGCAGCCGTGATAACATCACCGTCACTGTATGTAGACTGTCGTGTGTATGTTGCTCCCATTTATCTTCTAGCTCCTGTTTGATATTCCATCTGAAATCCCCTAAGTGCGTAAGGGGCTGTTGTACCATTGTCATCAACTCGTACAGCTACTGTAAATCCTGAACCTTCTACTGATTGTCTAAGCAGTGGTTCTGACTGTCCACCGTATGTAGCCGTTCCATAAACACCTGAACCATATATAGCCACAATGTCACTTGCTGTAAGTGAGTAAGCTGCAGGTCTTGGACTATCTGGGTCTTCATAGTCATAGCGTAGAAACATATCAGCACTAATAGTTGATTCAGGTTTGTAACTTACAAGAACACGGTGCATATGTTTACGTATCCCTGCATCACCAAAACTTAAATCAGGACTTCTGTACTTACCTGCTATTGCTGTACCGTCAAAGTCATTGCCTGATTCTTGCTGATATATGTACCCACCTTCACCACCGTGTATAACTATTGTGCTTGTTGCTGTTGTCACGGTATCTGTAGAAGTTGGTCGTATACCTTTTAGCTGTGCAAACTCAAACTGCTGTCCTCTTAAAGATGTAAGCACTCCCTCTGTTGCTGATTGTGCTACACCTGACTTCGTAAAGAATATTCTATACTGTGTTTTGTTAGGAACAACAAGTGACCTAAAGCCACTAGCATCTGCAATGTTATTATTAAATACAGTTTGAATAGGAGAACTAATTGTACCAAGTTCAACGTCACCAATTCTTGCTGTACCTGCTATCGTTCTTAAACCGTCTGGTGCAAGGAATATTAAGTCTCCTGCAAATTCCTGTATTGTTTGTCCGTTTAAACATCCAATGTTTCTTGTGATGTCTGTTATAGTAAAGTCAGAAACAGAAGACCCTGCTAGTTTAAATATTCTACTCTCACAAAAGATAAATAAATTATCACGGAAAACTTTTAGTCCTGTTATTGTATCGTCAACAGCTATTGACCCTGAACCTGCACCACTTGAAAAGTCATCTTCATCAAAAGGCTTACTAAAGACCATTTCTTGTGGAGTGCTTGACATTCCTGCATAGAACATATGATCTCTAAAAGATGCTACAAACTTTGCTCCTGCAACAGCACTGTTACTTACATCTGTAGCTGCAAACGATGTATTAAATACTGTTGGTGCGTTGTTGCCGTCTGCTACAATTAACTTATCATTGTTGTCAAAGTTAAATCGTTCAAAGGTATATACACCTGCACTTGTTCTGCCACTATCTCTTTCTGTCCAAGACCCACTTCCTGCTGTGGCTGTAAATATCTTTTCTCCTCTTGCTGCAACTATTGTTCCGTTAAAAATACAGGAGAGTAATACTTCTTCCGTAGATGCACTTGTTTGAGGTACTACATTTGAATTATACTTAGCAAATCCATTTATTCGTCTGTAGCCACCATTAATATCAGGCTCAAAGTTTACAAGCTCAAGTGCTTCTCCGGGTTGCATAGCAAACGTAGATTTATTTAAGACTAATCCTCCCTGCAGTGGAAATGTTGCAGGAGTTGTTTGTGATAAATCAGGCATACTAAGATACTCTTGGGTTTAAGTCTAATACATTTGTAGGTGTTCTTGGTATATATGTAGAACGTAAATACTCAAATTTGTTTACTAATAGTGTTTGCATATTTTTGATACCTTGCTCAAATCGTGCAAAGTTAAGTTGATACTGTGCTGTTTCTCCCCTGTACTGATATACAAAAGCTGTAGCTCCATCCACTATTATTGCATCAAATCGTGCAGGTATACTCGTTGTGTCTGTTTCTGCTGATAGGTCTGTGGGAAAAGTGTAGTAATCAAACTTTACAGAATAAGACTTAGTAGGAAAAGGGTAGAAAAGATAATTGTTGTCTGGAGATCTAACCACATATCTAGGAATTCCTCCTTCATCAAATTGTGCAACTTGTGTTGCGTCAGAGTGGGCTGAAGCTGTTGTACCACCTGCTCCTCGTGTAGCACCTGTAAAGGTTGTTGATGTAGTGCCTGTATAGGTTATCTCTTCATTACCTATGTGTATTGTACCTGCACTATCAAAGCCTGTCGTACTAGCTACAGTAACTGTTGTTGCTGAGTCTGATAATGAACCATCTAATGTTGTTGTTGAGATGGTATCTTCTTGGGTAATATAATTATTTATATAATCATTATACTGTAGTATGCCTAACTTATATCCACTATTTCCTAAGTCTTCATTTTTTACTAATCTAAATGTATTATAGTCTACATGTTTAGTTGATGTTGGCAAACTGTATCTAACTGTACCTGCTGTAAGTGTCTTTGTTTCTGTTGCGTGGTTAAAAGGATAAGCAAACTCTTTTTGATTAATGTACCGTATAGCTTCATTTACGGCATTTTTAGCTTGAGTTTGTATACCCCTAGCATTAGCAAAAGTACCTGTTGTTAGCTGTACTTCATTTAATCTTGCAAGCGTACTGTTAATTAATGTTATATACGTACCAGACATTAGTATCCTTTCTTAGGATTGTTTGGTCATATCTAATATGATGTTATATGTTTCCGTGTTAGCATGTCCAACAGTTGTAAACATAATGTCACCTGTTTTACCTGAACCTGCGTTGTTTTGTAATCCACCAAAATTTGAAAAGTCGTAGTACCCTTCGGTATCTAATAGTTTGTATGCTTCTACGTCTGTAGTAGCATCCCAAAGTATTTGTACTTTCATTCCGTCATTTACAAAATGTATTCTATCTATTGACACACCTGTGCATGTTGCACCTTTTTCACCTGCAGTAAATGCACTTACGTCTACCTTCTTAACGGCACTTTCTCCTGTACCGTCACTTACATTAGTGAACTTCATAACTAATCTATAAGGTGTGTCTAGTATTGTTTGTGATGTGACTGTATCTGCCATTAGTATTCCTTTATATTAAAATAGAGGGCAAGCTTTCACCTGCCCCCTAAATTATAATTTATGCAAGCTGATCCCTGCCCACTTCGTCAGCTTCCATCTCACCGATGTCACTAACGTCCTGTAGGACAGCATATACTCTGATCTTACCTGCAGAAAATGAAGCTCCACTTCCTGCTAATGTTAAGTCCAAAGTATCGGCTGAAGTAAGTACAACATCTGCTGCAACGGTTGCACTTGGAGCATAAGCTCCGTCAGATGCACCGTCAATGTCAAATGCCGCAACATACTCGTTATCATCAGCACCAGTTCCAAGAATGGCTGTTGCGTCAGTACCAGTATTCATAGTTGCACTTGTTGTTACCTGAAAGCCTGCAGCAATAATTTTGGTGTTAGCAGGTACAGTAAGAACCTGTACTACATCACCGTTAGGATTAATGCTGTTAGCTGTTAGGTCAACGATTTGTTGCACATAATATGGCTGTCTTCCACGAGAAGAAGAACCATGAGTATTTGCAAGAGTTGCTG